ATTAAATTACATGATGATGAAGTTATCATTATGCGTGAAGATGAAGTATTAGCTATCCTAAGAGATTAGCAAAAAGAAAATAGGTTTCCTACAGCAACAATTTAATATCTCAGTGTGTCGCAGGTTCGATTCCTGCATGTTACTTGTAACATTAGCTCAGTTGGTAGAGTAATTGATCAAAATTGTGAAACCTGTTAAAACTCCTTAAAAAAATTAAAAAAAAGTGTTGACAAGCAGTTAGTTACGTAGTACAATAGTTTTAGAATGTTAACAGCAACTTAAAATCATTTTTGAATATGACTAAAATACATTCTGTTAAATAGTTTTTTAGGTTTCCTACAGCAATACTTTGCAGAAGTGCGGAAAAGATGTTCCGTACATATTTGTAACACTATGTGGAACCTGTTAAAAAGTTTATTAAAAAGAACCCAACTACTGAAAAAACTTTTGCGAAAGCAGGCACAACGTGTTCTCCGGAAGGGGCACAGTGGGTAGTTATAGACTGCGAGTTGTAATGAGTGAGAGTTTCAGGCAATTACAGTGCTTTGATTCTAGTTACTATGGTAGTCATGTTGGCGGAACTAGTAAAGGGCGTCTGTAAAACGTTGACCGCATCAGCTCGATGAAACCAAAACTTTACGGGGTTCTTTTTAATAAGTTTTAGAATGTTAACCGCATCATAATTTAATGGAAACTGGTGTCCTTAGGACGTGTAGGTGCAAGTCCTACAATGCAATATTGCATTTGGCGAAAGAGTAGACGCACTGGTAAATAAAATGCATTCTGATAAACACATGAGGTAACTATGAATACAGATTACGCACATGCAGAAGGATTTGCTACATTTACAGGGGATGTAAAAAGAGCATATGAAATATCAAGTTGGTGCAAGGATCGCAAATTAGTACACGAAGTTGATTATAAATATCATTGTCAACGAAGAGAAAATACTAACACGATAATATTTCAATTTAAAGATCCAAAGCAAGCTACATTAGCAAGATTGGTTTGGATTTAACAGTTTTAGGATAGTAACAGCAACAATTTACATCGGACTCTTAATCTGGCAAGTAAATTCTATCCTGTTTAACAACAAATAAACATATGACCAAATTATCTAAATTAACTAAAAGAAAATCAGATATTAGTTTTATTGATCCAACTACTATGGAAGTTAGATGCACATTTAATCAGTGTGTTGATAAGTTTACAATTGGTGAATATGAAACTATACCAAAAGCTAACGGAAACGAGTATACTGTTTTTTATCATAAGTGCGCAGAATGCGGTCAACGTGTTAAAGGACGTGGTGATAGTACAAAGGGTTGGTTTAAACATATAGACCGAGTAGTTGACGGCAGCAACAAGTTTTATTCTTCAAATAAAGAAGAATAAGATTTTAGAATAGTAACAGCAAATTATTTAATGGTTCGATTCCATTATTGCTATCTTAGCGATAATGCTCAATGGTGAGCAAGCTATTCTGTTAAAGTTGTTATATTAAAATGTACTACAGCGTCTGATATCAACGTAAGTGTGGAGCACTGCTAGAGTCGCCCTTTAGTATACGGTTCGATTCCGTGATGTAGTACATTTTAATATAACAAAAGGAGATTAATATGGCCGGTAAAGGTAGTAGAGCAAGACCATTAAGCGTTAGCAAATCTCAGTTTGATGATAACTGGGATAAGATTTTTGGTAAGAAAGAAGAACCCAAAACAGAAATCATTTCAAACTCACACGGCAGTCATGCTAATAACGAAAATTTAGATAAAGGAACACAAGATGGCGAACATCAGTAAAGCAAATAGAACTGCAGATCCAAAAGTAACACGTAATGGCAGACCTAGACTTAAATTGCTAAACTTAGCTCAAGCTAAGACAGCACTTGAAAAAGCAGGTCGTGGACGTGATAAAAATAAAATTCGTAACAGAATTGTACTTTTAGAAAATCGTGCTAAAAAATTAGGTGTGTTAGATTTAGTCACAACTACAACTAATCATGCAGAACTTGTATAAATAAAAAATATGGGCAAGCGTCGCAGTAGGAGAGGCGAGATGGACTGTAAATTCATTACCACGTGTTGAGTAGATTCGATTTCTACCTTGCCCACCAAATAACTAATATAACATGAACGTATGTAAACACTGCCAACAACCTGCACTTTATCCTCCAAAAACAAAATGGGGAGGTTGGTGTTGTGTTGAAAGATTTTATGATTGTACTGGATTTAAGTTAAAACAAAAACTTGGAAAAGAACAATCATCTAAAATTACCGGATTTATGCCTAACAATGTTCCTTGGAATAAAGGTAATATAGGTAATGGAACATTTAATGGAAAAACACATACTGAAGTAACTAAAATTTCTATTTCAAATTCAATGAAAGGTAATCGAAATGCAAATCATCGAGGTGATCGGCAAAGTTATTACAATAACATTAGAATGGATTCAAAATGGGAAGTCGGTGTAGCTAAGTATTTTGACAACAATAAAGTTGAATGGAAATATAATGTACAAGGGTATCAATTATCTAATGGCAACTATTATTACCCAGACTTTTTTATATATGAAAATGGAAATTTTGTAAAATTAGTCGAAGTTAAAGGTTATTTTAGAGAATCAAACAAGGCTAAATTTGAAATGTTCCTTAATGAATATTCACATATTCAAATAGAGCTTTGGCAAAGAACAATGCTCTATGATTTAGGAATAATAAATAAATCAGGTTATGTTATTGAATAACAGAAACCACCAATTATAAGTGTCCTTTAGTGTAATGGTAGCACAGCAGATTTTGATTCTGCTAGTATAGGTTCGAGCCCTGTAGGGACTGCCAAATATTATTCCCTAATAGCTCAGTGGTAGAGCAGGCGACTGTTAATTGCCCGGTCGGTGGTTCGAGCCCATCTTAGGGAGCCAAACAAGTTTATTGGGATGTAGGCTTAAAAGCAGCCATCATTTAAAGAGTGACCCGCAAACTTTGCTAAAGTGATACTTAAACTTACGGCAGTGCGAAAGCAACCTGTGAGCGTATGTAACTGCGTTAATATAGAGTCCGGCAATATGCCTTAATGGCTGTTACGAGTCTAAAGTGATTGCTATATTAAACGGATGAGGGAGGTACACCCTAATGTTAAGGATGTTTTTCCTAATAGTTAAACTTAACATGTCCGAGAGTTAATTAGGATGTCGCAGACAGGTCTTTGGCGTAACAGCACACCACTAAACAACAGAAAACTTTCTCCATCAACGAAAGTGTAGTAGTTGTCATTTTTAAATGATAGCTATTACTAAAGCACTAAATATCAAGTGTTTTAGTAATAGTTATTGCCAAAGTAGCTCAATAGGTAGAGCACTTCACTTGTAATGAAGATGTTGCGGGTTCAATTCCTGTCTTTGGCTCCATATATTTAGGAAGGTTGCCAGAATGGTTAATGGAGCAGTTTGCTAAACTGTCGACCTGAAAAGGTCGTATAGGTTCGAGTCCTATACTTTCCGCCATACAATAAATGATTTAATTAGTACTTGACTTATACAAAATTTAATGTATAATACACGCATTAGTTAAACAAATTACAGATCATGTTATGGAACAATACAAAAATAGTAACGGAACATATACTAGTCCAAAAAATAACAGGACTTATAAAAGTTTAAAAGCATTTACTGCCCACTGGCATTATGCACACACAACAAATCCTAATGCATTTGCTGAACGATTATATAATGTAGCATGTCAGTATTGCAATAAAGAATATATGATTAGTAATCATAAACGACATGAAGTTGCATGTTATTTAAATCCAATTAATATAAAAAAGTGCTGTGTTTGTGATAAACCAATTAAGAATTACAAGTACAGTAAAGGTACATGTTCTCATAGTTGTTCTAATACACATTTTAAAGAGTTAAGAAATAAACCAGAAAAATATACGCAATATGCAACAATTTGTTGGTACTATCATGTTAAAGAATGCATAGTATGTAAAGAATCAAATATTGTAGCAGTACATCATTATAATGAAAATCATAATGATAATACACTATCAAATTTAGTTCCATTATGTCCTACTCATCACCAATACATGCATAGTAGATTTAAAATCCAAATTCAACACATTGTTGATGAGTATGTATTAAATATGAAAATAAAATTTAGAGAATAGTGTGTTGTGTCAGGGTATAGCTGAGGTTGGTTTAGCACCGCGTTTGGGGCGCGGAGACGGGAGTTCGAATCTCTCTATCCTGACACAATACATTACTAAATGTAACCCAACATAGTACGCGAATACTATAGTTTTTGAATGCTAACAGCAATTATTACTTTCAATGGTGAATTTAATGCATTCAGTTATAGTATTTGCATACAACAGTTTTGGATGCTAACTGCAACTTTAAACTTTCTTTTTATGAAACTTAAAATGCATCCAGTTATTTAATCATATGCGGGATTGGCATATGGGTTGTGCAATAGCCTTCCAAGCTATCTAAACGAGTTCGAGTCTCGTATCCCGCTCCAATTAACAATTACATATAGGTATAACATGAAACTAACTATTACTGATAACAGTACGTTAAAAGAAGTAAGAACACGTACTCATAGAAGTAAAACTCAGCATAGTGCGCCAATTAAACATTTTAAAGGTAAAATAGATGGATTGCGTGTAATAGTAACTGAAACAATAACAGGTAAGAAATTTTACTTTGTTATTCCCCATGCTGCATATCAACACATGAGATCTACTACATCAATTGAAATACTATTTGAACTAGATGGTTCTCCTTCTAAACAACGTCCTAGTACTAGTTATAATGCTATTCCAAATTGGTGGATATATCAAGTTCCATCAGAATGCCATATGTATGCTTATAGAATAGACAATAGATCAAAAATACCAGTAAATTCAACTTTTAACAACCAATACAAAGAGGACTAATATGACATCAATTCAAGCAAAACACATTTTAGTAGAAACAGAAGAACAAGCAAATGACTTGTATAATAAAGTAGTTAACGAAGGTGCAGACTTCGGCGCACTTGCTGCTGTAAGTAGTAAATGTCCAAGTGGCCAAAACGGTGGTGACTTAGGACCGTTTGGTCGCGGTCAGATGGTTAAACCATTTGAAGATGCAGCTTTTGAATTAGGAATTGGTAACTTTAGTAAACCTGTTCAAACACAATTTGGTTGGCACGTTATTCAACGTACTGGCTAACAATTTTGGTATAGATACTGCAACACAACTATAGCTGGTCTGTGGTTTCACAGATAATCCTAGGACTCTTTACCTAGTATAAAAAAAGTAAGAACTACTATACCGTTAAAAATAGGATAGGTTCAGCAAACAGAATTTGTTAGTTTAATAACTAGCTTTCTGATTAGCTTGCACTAGAGGTCATTGTGCAAGCAGCAGTCGAGGGGCAATGCTCGACTGTAAAATAAACAACTAAACGCCCAAACTATCCTGCATTCTTCCACTAACAACTTATAGAGGTATATTATGTCTAATGAAGACGACGATGTATTTTTTACACTTGAACCAGATACACTTGCAGAAATTTTTGCAACTACTCATCAAAAATTAGTAGATGGAGAGATTACACTTAATGAAGCCAATCGCATAGGAAGTAACATGCCAGAAGGTTGGGAATTTGAGTTTGAAGACGAAGAAGAATAAACCGCTTAACACGCGGTTTTTTATTCTCTAAAAAATAGTTGACAAACAATTTTAATAGTGTATAATACACAACATAAACAATAAGTTTATTAACAGCACATAATTTAATATAAACTGAGGAGAACACACATGAGTACATTTATCGAAGCAATTGCAAATCAAGAAGATCGTACCACTAACGGTATGAAAGCACGTAAATCAACCTCAAGTGCATTAGTCGATCTCTTCTTTAAGGCAGGTGCCTCGAGAGGTAAAAACATCACACCTGAGTTTGTTGCCGCCTATGTAGAAGATAAAGATCTTGCATTACGTATTGCAGCTTGGGTACGCGATGTACGTGGTGGTGCAGGCGAACGCCAGTTGTTTAGAGATATTTTATTGTATCTTGAAAACTCAGATCCAGATGCTGCTAAGAAACTTGCAGCTAAAGTTCCTGAACTTGGACGCTACGATGACTTACTTGTGTTCAAAACACAAAACTTAAAGGACTATGCATTTGCGTTAATTAAAGATGCATTAGAAGCGCAAAATGGACTTGCTGCTAAATGGATTCCACGTAAAGGAGATACTGCGGTACAGTTACGCAATTACTTAGGGTGGTCTCCTAAACGTTATCGCAAAACACTTGTTTCACTTACTAAAGTAGTTGAAACACAAATGTGTGCTAACCAATGGGACACTATTAACTTTAGTCATGTTCCATCTGTAGCATCTTCACGCTACAAAAAAGCATTTGCTCGTCACACTGACAAGTATGCTGAATACATTGCTAAATTAGTTAAAGGTGATGATCCAACTGTTAAAGTTAACGCAGGTGCGATCTATCCATATGAAATCGTTAAGGGTTTAAGTGGTTGGTCTCAACCATCACTACTTGAAAAACAACACATTATTGCACAATGGGACGCGTTACCTAACTATGTTGGTGATGCAAGCATTTTACCATTAGTTGATGTATCAGGATCCATGGGTTGTTCTGCAGGTAAAAGCAAAACTGTTACTTGTATGGATGTTGCATTATCTTTAGGAATATACTTAGCAGATAAAAATGCTGGTAAGTTTAAAGATACATTCTTAACATTTAGCTCTAAACCAGAGTTAGTTACACTAAACGGTAATGTAGTTGAGAAGTATGCGCAGATGTCAAAAAGTGATTGGCAAATGGGCACTAACTTACATGCAGCTTTTTCTAAGATTTTAGAAGTTGCAGTTAATGGTAATGTACCTGTTGAAGAAATGCCAAAGATACTTTTAATATTATCTGACATGCAATTTGATGCTTGTGTAACACATGATGATTCTGCAATAAAAATGATTTGTCGTAAGTATGAAGATGCAGGATATACAGTACCACAAGTTGTGTTTTGGAACTTAAACTCACATGACAATGTGCCAGTTAAGTACAATGCAAAAGGTGCAGCATTAGTAAGTGGATTTAGTCCAAGTATTATGACAAGTGTACTTGCAGCTGATATGGATGACTTTACTCCACAAGCAATTATGTTACAAACAATTATGAATCCTAGATATGATATAGGATAAATTCTACTGCAGATCCAGCACTTACTTTAAGTACTCTGCCTCGGCTGAAGCGAAATGACTGGAATGGGCTGCTCTCACGGGGTTTAGTAGTTGTACCTGACACAAAAGAACAACTACACTTTTATCAACTAACTAACTACGAGGAAACACTATGACAACTCATCTAACGATAGCAGCAAAGCAAGGCGATTCTATATATGCTTATGTAGTAGAAAAAGAATATCCAAATACTACAATTACCTATAACTGGTATCGAGACGGAGAATGGTTACCTGGTAATCATTTAGATACCTATCTTTTAACACAAGCAGATGTTGGCCATGTTATACAAGAAAACACTACATTCACAACTGTTATTCCTGGCGTTATATGGTCGCAACGAACTGAGCCCGGATCATATGAACTTGGATTTAAAGTTCTTAATGTAAACGACTTACCAGAAGGTGAAGTAACTATTTCTGGAATTACTGATGTTGCGCAAGCAGGAACATTATTAACTGCAACTAATACACTTAGTGACATTGACGGTTTAGGGTCTATTCGTTATCAATGGTTGCGAAATGGTAAAGTTATTACAGGAGCAACTTCTGATACTTATGCATTATCTGCAACTGATAATAATAAGAATATTAGCGTTAAAGCAAGTTACACTGATGCATTTGGTGCTAAAGAATCTGTTACTAGCGATAGTAACTTATTTAAAGTTGCAACTTTACCAAAAACAGGATACACATACGGTAATGACATAATTTTAGGAACACCATTAGTTGATTTATTAACTGGTGGAAGAGGTTCTGATATTTTCGTATTTACTACGCCAAGTGCTAATAAATTAGTAATTGATACTATTACTGATTTTAAATCATATCAAAACGATAAAATTGATGTAGCTGGCATTGATGCAAATACAACTAACGATGCAGTTACGCTTTATAACGATTCGTTTCAGTTTATTGGAACCGATGAGTTTTCAGAGCCTGGACAGTTAAGATTTGATCCTATCACCCAGTTGTTAACTGGAAACACTGATTTAGATAGTACTCCTGAGTTTTCAGTAGTACTAACTGGTGTTAAAAGTTTAACTGCTGCAGATTTTGCTGCACTATAAACTAACCATACATTTTAAACCATACACACATGCGCTGTAACAAGCGCATTTTTTTTATTTGTAGTATGTACTAAGTAACTTTAGCTCTGCGCTAGTTAAGTTGTTTTTGGCGCGATTTGCTTTCATAGACATAAACTGTATATTATCTTTTACATATCCTCTGGTTGAATCTATTCTATCAATAGAATAAGAATCATCTTCAGCTTTTCCATTATGCCACTTTAATGGCATTCCTAAAATAGGACATGAGATTGGAATTCCAATTTCGTCTAAATCTAAAGTAGTTAAATTAAAATCAAGTCCGCGTTTTTTAGCAGATTGTCTTAATCGATTAAGTATGATGTTTAAATCTCGTGGTTTCATGTAAATATTTATTGACAAATGCATTGTACAATATATAATATGCACATACTTAACAACTACACAGGAGCTTACATGAAACGTTTACTTTTAGCAGCAACACTTGGTTTAACTACATTAACTACACATGCAATTTGTCCATCAACGTTAACTGGTAAGTTTTCAGGATCAGGGCAATATACAGAACAAGCAGTTATTAGTAACACACCTATAATTAGTTATATTGAATATCATGTAGTGTCAGTTATATTTACAGGATCTACTATGGAAGTAGTAAGAGAATACTTTGCTGCAACCGGTAGTGGCCAGCCTGCAGCACAAGAAATGCCAGGTGCGTCAACTGTAATGTATGATAAAAATACGTGTACTGGACAAATTGGCGGATATAAAGATCCTTTATATTTTGTAGTTAGTAATAGCGGAAACACTATTAAAATAGTACACGGCAAAGCACCAAATTCAAAAAATTTGTATGCAGAAACATGGGAGTTAAACAAACAATGAGTACACTATATATGTTAGTAGGAGTCCCTAGTTCAGGTAAGTCAACATGGGTTGAACAACAATTATGGGCTAAGAATTGTGTGCATCTTAGCTCGGACAAGTTTATTGACGAGTATGCAGCTTCAGTTGGAAAAACATACAATGAGGTTTTTGATGAGTATATTAAAACTGCAACTCAACTTTTAACCAAACGAGCTATTACTACAAACGTAGCTGAAACAAATGCAATTTGGGATCAGACTAATTTAACCGTTAAATCGCGTTCAAAAAAGTTAAAAATATTCTCGTGTTATAAAAAGATTGCTGTTGTATTTGCAACACCAGACTCGGCTGAACTTGCAAGACGATTAGCAAGTCGTCCAGGTAAAACCATATCTGATGCAGTTATAGCATCTATGACTAGTATATTTCAAATGCCAACTGAAGAAGAAGGCTTTGATGAAATTTGGCATGTATAGGAGAGTAAATGGCAGATGTGTATGTGATTTCAGATCCGCATTTTGGACATGTAGGTATTTGTAATTTTTTAAGACCAGACGGTACTAAAGTGCGTCCATGGGATACTTACGAGGAAATGGATGAAGAACTCGTTAAAAGGTTTAACGAAACTGTAAAACCTAATGACAAATTGTATATCCTAGGTGATGTTGCAATCAATCGTAGAGCATTACCTACACTAGCAAGATTACACTGTAAAGATATGGTACTTATTAAAGGTAACCATGATATCTTTAGACTTAATGAGTATACTCCATATTTTAGAGACATTAGAGCATATCATGTTCAACAAAATGTATTGTTAAGTCATATTCCAATTCACCCGTGTGAAATGAGTAGATGGCGTGGTCAGTTACACGGGCACTTGCATAGTAATGTTGTAATGAATGGAGATGTACCTGATACTAGGTATGTAAATGTATGTGTTGAACACCATGACTTTAGACCAGTATTACTAAATGATATGATTGCACTAGTTAAAGAGCTAAATAATAGTTGACGTAGCACATAAAATGTACTATAATATTACTTTACTTACACAACATGCGAGGTAACTATATGAAACACGTTTTATTTGCTACATTGTTATTAACAGCAATTACATCAGTTGCAGAAGAATCACCTTACAATAAATTTAGTGCAAAAAATAACTTCACTAACAACACAAGTGTAGAATGGGTGCAAGTTGATGATGTACGTGTAGGTTGTGATAATGAAAGTAGAAGACGTGGGTTGCCCGGGTATCCAACCGAAGTAGAAGCATGTTCATTTTGGAACAATTCATTGTTTGGAAATACATGTATTATTATAACCCCACGTAACGTTTCGTATTGGACTTTTGGGCATGAGTTACGTCATTGTTTCCAAGGCAGATTTCATAAATAATTTAGGAGAGACATGAGTAAAGAAGACATAATAGAATTTCAGGGCAAAGTAGAAGAAGTATTACCGGGTAACATGTTTAGGATCAAAGTTGATAATAGTGAACATGTGCTAGTATGTTATACTAGCGGTAAACTTAAACGACATAAGATTAGAGTTATACAAGGTGACAGAGTTAAGATTGAAGTTTCCGGTTATGATTTGAACAAGGGTCGTGTAACGTATAGATTATAGGAGGATTGATGAAAATCGCGTATGCATCAGATTTGCATTTTGAATTTAGAGATTTGCATTTAGAAAACATCAAACCTGCTGATGTTTTAATCCTTGCAGGAGATATATTAAATGTTAGTAAACTTAAACGTCAGGCAGCAAATCATAAACGTGATAGCATTGATACTATCAATTTTTTCAATAACGTTACTGCTGCTTTTAAGCATGTTATTATGGTTATGGGAAATCACGAATATTATTCTTCAGATCTCACCACGGCGGTAGATGATCTAAAAGAGTTATTACCCTATCCTAACTTACACATCTTAGACGGTGAGTATTTAGAAATAGATAACAATTTGTTTATTTGTGGCACATTGTGGACTGACTTTAACAATGAAGATCCATACACCGTAATAGGTGCCCCTAGGATGATAAATGATTTTAGAGTTATTCTTAATAATGGAAAAAAGTTATTTCCTGATGAGATCTTAGCAAGACACAAACACTTTGTTAAATGGGTTACTCAAGTTGACAAAATAGGGTACGAAAATGTTATACTTGTTACTCATCATTCACCTTCATATCAAACAATTGCAGATCACTATAAACATGATTATGCAATGAATGGACTGTTTGGATCTAATTTAGATCATTTGTTAACAATGTTTGACTATGCATTTTTTGGACATCAGCATGATCCTAAAACTCCAGTTATACATGATTGTGTACTGCTTAATAATGCAAGGGGATATCCACACGAATCTTCCTTTACTGATTTCAAATTAAAATATATTACTATATGAGGATACTATGGATACAAAAAACTTAACACTATCTCAGATAGATGCTCACATTCAAAGTTTAGAAGAAAAAATTAAAGATCTTGAAGGTCAAATTCATGATTATCAAACTATTGTTAATGGATCAACAAAAACATGGAAAGATATGCTGCGAACTGAAATTATTCGTATGCTAGTTGAAAAAGATGACGACATTAAAAACATTGGTTCAGATTCTGAACATGTTTTAATTAAAACTGCACTTGAGTTTAATTGTAATAAACGTCAGGAAACTGCTACAATTTTAGGGTATGGCCGCAATACTATTACTAAAAAAGTAGCCGAACTTAATATTGAAATCTAAAGGATACTATGTCAGAAGAAAAATTATCAGTAAGCGATATGCTTAGAACTACATCAACAAACACTAATAACTTTTTAATTCAAGTTGCAGATCACATTGTTAAACTAGAACAACGAATTATCGAATTAGAACAAGAACTATTGGAGGCTAAATGCAAAGACGAGAATATGTAGATGATACATGTGAGATCATTTGCGAAGATAACGGTAAAAAAATGGTAGTAGCTGTTGAATCGTTTAAGGAAAAGAAACACCTTAACGTAGTAATTGATAAAAACGTTAAATTGCATCTTGAATGGAATGGACATCAGTTTGAAGGCTATATGGGACAACTAAGTTTTGTTAGTAATGGTCCAGACATTACGGTTGTCAACGCTAAACGTTAGTATTGACAAACTGTAACATTTACTGTATAATTATATTTTTATTACTTAACAAGGAGATACATATATGCCAGCTTTAATCCCAATGGTTGTAGAGTCAGAAGCAAAAGGTGAACGTTCATATGACATTTATAGTAGATTGCTCAAAGACCGGATTCTTATGCTTGATTCAGATGTTAACGAGCATTCTGCAAGTATTATTGTTGCTCAGTTGCTTTTTTTAGAAAGTCAAGGCAACGAAGATATTAGTTTCTTTATTAACAGCCCAGGCGGCGTTGTAACAGCAGGACTTGCAATTTATGATACTATGCAATTTATTAAACCAGATGTT